GATCACGCTTCCATATCGCCCCCCTCATAGTGATCACCTTAATGATTCCTGCGTTTTTAATAGCTAGAAAAGTTAGGTCTTATCAAAGAAGGCGTAAGCTCCGCCACTTTGTTAATCCTCCAAACCGTGAGCTTGTTTTACCTGTCGAGGCTGATCTAGGTAGTATCGATAATTTTGACATCTTGAAAGTACGAGCACATCCAAGTAAGTATCATAGAGTTGCTGGGAAAATAGCAACACTATTGCGATTGGAAATCCCTATCTCCAAGTACACCCAGTCCAATGTCCTTGTGGCAAAGGATTGGATCAACCGCTATATGGAGGTCAAGGGATTTAGACACACTGATAGAGTTAAGATATTACCTTTAGCTTTACGTTATTCATTTGTTGAAACCAAATATGAGCGTGAAGCTAGATTAATGACCTTGACGGACACTTACCAAAACCGTTGGTTCCAGACATACACCCGTATGTCATCAGGGAGTTGGTGGGGATGGTTCATGGGAGACGACTACTCCTATGAGCCTGAACCATCACAACTTTGATGGGGCCTTTGCCCTAAGAAATCAGTGGTGACACCCCGGTCTTCCGCTCCGAGTCACCCTGATTTAAAGGTCCTTAGGAAGGGCCCAAGGAACCTAAAGCGGGAAAAGGTGAGAATGGTGTATGAAGTGCATGGGTTAGGCAATGGTGCCAACTACAATGTGTTTCACACCAACATTGACGCGTTGGAAAAAGCGATTAAAGAAAGGTTGTTTTATGTCAAAGATGGCAATGGTTGTTTTGCCGAGCCACCTAAGCCCCCTTTGTATACCTTTCAGAACAGGTTAGCAGACTTTAAAGAGCGTTTCTCTCAGAAAGTAAGTATTGTCTCCCCATTAACCAAGGATCAATTTCTTGGGGCCTATGAGGGACGCAAACGAACAATCTACGAGAAAGCTTATGAGTCACTGTTGACACGACCCTTACGAAATAAAGATGCTGAGATATCTTATTTTGTAAAGGTCGAGAAAATCAACTTCACAGCCAAGCCTGGGGCAGTTCCGAGAGGAATTAGCCCTCGCGATCCGCGTTATCATGTAACCCTCGGTCCTTACATAAAGAGGATTGAGAAGAATGTTTTCAAGATAGTAAATTCATTGTATGGGGAAACAACTATCTATAAAGGATTGAACAACAAACAACGTGGAATGGAAACTTTACGGAAGTGGAAGAAGTACAAGGATCCCGTTGCTGTTGGGTTAGATGCAAGTCGATTTGATCAGCATGTTAGTGAGCAAGCGCTACAATTTGAACATAGCATATATTTGCTGTTTTATCAAGGTGCACACCGGAAACGGTTGAAGAGATTGTTGGAAATGCAATTGTTGAACCGTGGCAAGGGTAGAACCATTGATGGAACAGCACGATTTTCTCTGCGTGGTGGAAGAATGTCGGGGGACATGAACACTGCACTAGGAAATTGTCTCCTCATGGGTAGTATGGTTTATGAGTTTTTAAAGACTCATGATATAAAGGCCAGTCTCATGAACGATGGAGATGATTGTGTTCTTATATTGGAGCGACAAGATTTGCACAAATTAGATAACATCCACTCTCATTTTATTGAGTATGGATTCAACCTCACTATAGAACAACCGGTTGATACAATGGAACAATTGGAGTTTTGTCAGTGCAAGCCAGTGATGATAACTGAGGAGGAGTGTGTGATGGTTAGGGACGTTGAGAAATCAATGTCGAAAGATTCCATTTCAATTATTCCTTTGGATAGCCCTAAATTCGCTGCAGCTTGGAAGCAAGCTGTAGGTGACTGTGGGTTGTCCTTAACCTCGGGTGTCCCTGTCGTGCAGAACTACTACATGTCTCTTCGTAGTGGTGTGACTCCGTGGACTGTTACTGATCAGTACCGATCAGGGTTCATGATGATGGCGAAAGGTATGGGAGATCCTAAATATAGCACCCCTTCGCCAATTGCCCGATTGAGTTACTACAAAGCTTTTGGAATTCCGCCTGAGGTACAGGAAGCCCAGGAACTCTATTATGATAGTTTGGAATTGGAAAACATTGAAATAAACCAAATCTACAGCCCACCCCCTATCCTCAGGTTGTAGATTCCGAAGTAAGCCAAAGATATCAGGTTGTACACCCTTAGTTAGTGGTAGCTAATTTAGTCAATGCAGCCTTGGAGTCTTTGAATCGAGTGTCGCCGATTCTTGCCCAGACAAATTACCACATGGTCGATGACCTATGGGGTTGCAACGATTAAATGGGCCAAAACTAGAAATAGTGCTAAAAGAGACTTGTTCTGAAATGCCAAGAGACTGCACGGTTCAGCCACTGGTTCGTTGCAATGCACAGTCCCCACAGTCATGGGTATCCCATACATGACAAACAAAACTAAGCGAAAAGCTGCTAGAAAGCAAAAGCAGCAACCTAAAACCCCATTTGCCGATGTAGGTGAAATAGTGGGTTCTGCAGTCGGAAAGCTGATTGGCTTTGGTAATGCCAAAGGAATCGGACGATGGCTAGGAACTGGGGTCGGTTCAATCTTTGGTAGTGGTGACTATCAAATGGTTGGGCAGGCTCCAGGATATAATGTGTTGGTTAATGGCAAGCAAATCCCTAAGTTTGAAGCCACTGAGCGAACGAACATTGTATGTCACCGAGAGTTCATAGGTGACATAACTAGTTCTATCGCATTTAAGAACCACACATTCCCCCTTAACCCTTCCGACTATAGAACCTTTCCTTGGTTGTCCTCAGTGGCAAAGAATTACCAGCAATTCAGGTTCCATGGTATGATTTTCGAGTTCAGGCCAATGATCACGGACTTCATTCCATCTGGACAACCTGGTATAGTGGTCTTCGCTACTAATTACAACGCCTCGGAACCACCTTTCACTAGCAAAGTGCAAATGGAGAATTCCGAATATGCAGTTTCAGTGAAGCCGACCAATGCCCTTATGCATGCAATTGAGTGTTCTCCTCAAGAGACCACTATCAATCGCCTGTACGTTGATCGAAACTACGCTGATCCCAGATTTACAGATCTGGGGGTCACCCAATTTGCCACCCAAGGATATTCCAGCGATGGAGTGATCTTGGGTGAATTGTGGGTGTCTTACTGCGTGGAGTTCTTTAAACCTAAATTGACTGAGGATGTGGGTGGCAC